TCTATATTCAGATTGGAAACTGTGATTTGGGCGTCGATATGGTGCCGAGTAGAAAGTTGTCCATTCAAAGCACAAGGACGGACGCACAGGCAACACTTGAGCTTTACCAAGCGAGTTCCGGTGACGCCTCAATTTGGTTTCACGAAACATCTGGACAGTGGGCGTTAGGTCTGGATAACAGCGATAGCGACAACTTTAAGATCAGCAATAGTTCAGAGCTAGGAAACCAAGATAAATTTATACTAACAACTGGAGGTAACTTGTGTTTGGGAGCAGTCACGCCGAACGAAAAACTCGACGTTCACGGATCAATCCGACTTTCAGGCTCTACAAGGCACGTTTCCTTTGGCAGCGACGATGCTAAAATTGTAGCTAACGATGGTACTGGTGGGTTTTCATTCTATAACGGCGGCGAAAGCGGGACTGAACGGTTTAGGATTGATTCCAGCGGCAACTGCGCTATAGGCCATTCAGCACCCGACACCATCCTGCATACATTAACCTCCTCTGACTGGGTTGGTAAGTTTGAGAGTTCTGATAGTTACGCAGCAATAATCTTGGAGGACAATTCAAGTACGCATAACGGGAATCGCGTGGGAGTTACTGGCGACAACTTACACTTCACCACGGCTGGCACTGAACGGATGCGCGTTGATGCTGGAGGCAATTTGGGGGTGGGAAGCTCCAGCCCCTCTGGCAAACTTGAAGTAAACACTGGGTCGGGAATTGCTTACTTTACTCGCACAGCAGGAGACGATGGCTCAACTAACCCTGCACTCGGCATAGGTGCTGACTCCACAAAATGTATCATAAAGGGTTATGGCGGGATACAAATTGAAACGGCAGCAACAGGCGGTTCT